TTAAGCTTCATTTGAGGCCTGAGCGCGTTCATTGATCCACCCGTCAATTTCTGACTCAAGCCAGCCTACAGACTGCTTTCCAAGCTTCCGTGGCTTAGGAAAAGAAGAGTCGTATCTTGGTGATTTTGGGTTTAGCCAGTCGTAAATGGTGGATCTGGCTATGCCAGTTTTAATGACAATCGAGTTTAAACGTAAAATTCTTACATTGGATGTGATCATCTTGGCTTCCTATTTATCGTTTGGTTTTGAACGAGATTGAGGTTAACTTCTATGAACATGTGAAAAAATATAGCTGCCATAAAAAACTTTTTTTACGGCATATGCAGATAACTGGTTGATTAATATATGGATGATTTGAACTGGTGTTTTGGTATGATTTGTGAGCAATACGTAAGAATACGCGATGGCTTGCAGCAAGAAATCAAACCAAACAGATGGCCTGCTGGTGATAAAATGCTAGATGAGCTTTCTTTATTAAATGATGATAATCAGGTAGTTAGTGATTTATTGAGTCAAGTATTGAGTAAGTACTCAATGTGCGACGATGCGATTATTAAGTGTAGGCCTCGGTTAGATATTGAGCTTTCGCACTTGCGTGCTAATGGGTGGATTAAAGGGCTGAATGAAAATTTCAGATTGAATCTCTTGCTGGCAGGTATTGAGTATCAATGGGCTAAAGCAGCCTGGAATTATGACAAACGGCGATCAATTCAGGCTCTAAATGTCGCTCTCACGTTGCTGCATGAGTGCTCTGGCGCATGTATGTGCTGTGAGCTTATTGATGAAGAGAGAAAAATCCATAAAGTGAGAGTTAAGGCCGCAGCGAAAGGTGGGGCTACCAAGGCGGAAGTCTATAATCCAATAATGGAAGAGGCTATTCGATTACTGCAAATTACTCCTCAAGCCGTGGGAGGATGGAAGCGCTGGACTGATGCCGCAGAAGCAATTGAGCGACCACTTTGGTTGTTCATTGAGGAACAAAAAAAGCACAACAACATCATTGATTTAAAAGAAGAAAATCTAGTAAGTAAGATCCTGCTATGGGGTAAGAAAAATGTTGAGCTTGGTACAGCGTTGAATGAAAAAGTTCTTAAGCCAAAAAAATTATAAGTTTTGCGCCCCTTCAGGCGCAATCGATTGAAAGTTAAATAACCAATCGCAAGTTTTGAACGCCATTTATTAATAAACTACCTGCATCAGCGGCTTTTACAAAATCAGCCCACCATTGCATCATCGGGCGTCGCTGCTCAAGATAATCGCTACGGTTGTAAGCACGACGAACCTCATTCTTGTCCACATGAGCAAGTGCTGCTTCAATCACATCTGGTGGAAAGCCTTGCTCGTTAAGGGCCGTACTGGCGATAGATCGCAGGCCATGCGAAACCAGCACTCCGCCAAAGCCCGCACGCTTTAGTGATGCGTTAACCGTCTGACTATTCATTGGCTGGTTAGGTTTGATACGGCTGGGAAATATGAACTCACGATTGCCACTTAACGGCTTCATCATTTCCAAAACAGCTATTGCCTCTTCTGACAAAGGAACTGTGTGGTCACGGTTCATCTTCATGCGCGATGCAGGGATCTTCCATTCTCGTGCCTCCATGTCTACCTCGTCCCAACGAGCCTCAGCCGCTTCAGCAGGGCGGGTGATGGTAAGAAGCTGCCACATGAACAGACACCTTGTTGAAAGGCTAATGCTGGCCGTTCGCATCGTCTGCATTAACTGAGGCAGCTGATCCGGACGAATACTGGGCATGTTTTTCTTCTGCGGCTTCTCGAATGCCTTGCCAATATTGACACTGGGAACAGCATCAATCAGCCCCGTGTTTTGGGCATAGATCATGACCTCATTGATGCGTTGGCAAAGGCGACGAACAGTTTCCAGTGCACCTCTGGCTTGTACTGGTTGCACAGCCTGAACCAGCGTATGAGCTTTGATATCTGTAACGCTAACGTCACCAATCGCTGGAAAGACATCTCTTTCAAGAGAGCGCCATATATCCTCTGCATAGTCCTCGGTAACACTGGCTTTCTTCACATCCCACCAACGTTCCGCAACGAGCTGGAAAGTATTAGTTTTGGCTTCAAGCGAACTACGCAGTTGTTCTTGCTGATGTTCCTGAGGATCGATTTGTTTCGCAAGGAGAGAACGTGATTCTGCCCGATAGCTTCGAGCATCGGCAAGCGTAACTGACGGGTAGGGGCCAATACTCTTTTTCGCTCGCTTCTTGGTGACGGGGCGAATGTAGCGAAATTGCCAGATTTTACTCCCGCTGGATTTGATCAGTAGCTCAAGGCCATCGCCATCATAGAGCACATGGTCCGCTTCCTTGGGTTTGGCAGATTCGATTTCCTTAACGGAGAGAGGTTTAGTTTGTCTTGCCATTGCCGAGTTTCCATAGTTTTAGGCACCTCAAAAACAATAAAGCTTTATGAGGTGCCTAACAAGGTGCCTAAAAGGTTCGGATTTAATTAGTTCTCTTCGGACTTCGCGGGACAAATTCAAGGCACAAAAAAGCCCGCAGGCCTTGCGCCGTGCGGGCTCTCAGGACTTCATCGGATGACTCTGGTGTCACCGATGGAGAATTTTGGTGGAGCTGGCGGGAGTTGAACCCGCGTCCGAAATTTCTACATACCATTTATACTATAGTAAAAACAGCAAGTTATGTTTTAAAACAATGCCTTAGTATTATTTTGTATTTGTTCGTTTTACGCGTTTTTAATGCCCTGTCGCCAAATTGCCGCCATCATTTCTTATCTTTGATTGAATCGTATTCAAGAAGGTTGTCCATACACTTCTCTAACCTATAGAAATCAGTCAAAGGATAAAGATTGACAATGTTGTCATCAAAACTTTGCATACCTGATATACGCTCTTTCGTTCTTAAGAATCTTGAGGCAGACTTAACACCATCATCTTCACTTGGTTCAAAGGAGTAATCTAAAGTTTTTAGTACCTGCCATGAAACGGGGGGAGTAAGCTTGAACATTTTTACTAGCTTAGGACAAAAATCTTTTGTTATGGTTTGCTGATATGTAACTTTAGGAGGAAGAACAACGTTAATAGATTTTTCTCCATGGTTTGTTTTAATCATTCTTGTCGATCTGTATGCAATTCCGACAATGTTTGATTTATTTCTGCGGCTAATCCATTGCATTAATAAATTTGGAATTATATATTCCTGAGTGAATGAGGTGCTGCCATTAATCTTTGCAAAACTACAAGCGTAAATGAGTGGCATTAAACAAATGTAAGACATCTTTGTGATATACGACATTTTGTCATTATCAGTCTTACCATAGAAACGTGAGTAGAGAATTTCCGAGCTGAAATCTAATATTTTGGAACTCTCTTCACTGGATATAAAAGAGGATATATATAACTTATCAAAATCAGGTTTATCCATTTCAAGCCAACATACATATAGGGATGAGCCTAAATATAAACAGGGTAGGCCAGCAACCGAGTATCTTTGAGCGTTTACCAGGTGCCTCTTAGAGAATGGTATATGAAAGATTTCATTTCTATTTTTTACTGCTGTATCAGATTTTCTAACCCTGAATAAAGGCCTTGAAGAATTGCAAATATTCTCTAAGGGGATCGATATTTTTTGGATATAGTTAGCTGTGTATCGTTCAGAAAATGTTCTGTCGAAAGTATCATATGAGGATTTGATATCACCTGACAAAAAATACTCTAAAGAACTCACAACGCCAAAGTATATTCTTGTTATTCTATCCAGTTTAGATCTCAATCTCCGAGATAATTCATTGTCATTATCTTCTATATAATCATTCAAGGCATTAAAATAAATTTCACATTTATTCTTGAAATCATTTATAATATCTGTCTTAACAGTGAAAGGAAGTTTTAAATCTTCTGTTCTTACAAGACTTTCAAATAAATCATTAAAATCATCATGTATATATTCGGTTTCCATTTATATTATCCTTTAGAATAATTTAATGAATATAACGGATTTTTCGTAACTGCATCTTCCAAATGATCAGGAGCAAAGTGAGCATAAATCATTGTCATTTTTATATCGGCATGACCCAGAATATCGCGCAATACCAGTATGTTTCCGCCATTCATCATAAAATGGCTGGCGAATGTATGACGCAGCACGTGAGTACATTGGCCTTCAGGCAAGTCGATACCAGCTCTTTTTACTGCGCGCTCAAAAGCTTTTCTGCAGGGCGTGAATAGCTTACCTCTATTTTTGGGCAGCTCGTCATACAGATCCTGAGATATCGGTACGGTTCGGTTTTTCTTACCTTTGGTTTTGGTATAGGTGATCCGGTATTTAGATAACTGGTGGCCCTGCAGGTTTTCGGCTTCACTCCACCGCGCGCCGGTGGCGAGGCATACCTTTGCGATCATTAACAGGCTGGGGCTTTGAGAATCAGCGCAAGCATCAAGCAGGCGTTTAATTTCGTCTTGGGCAAGAAACGCCAGTTCCCCCTCTGCGATTTTGAATGTTGGTAGACCGGCAAGCGGGTTAGGCGCTGACCAGTGGCCCAGCTTTTTCAGGGTGCCAAAAACGGATGATAAGTTACGCTGTTCCAGGTTTACCGTGCGGGGCTTTACTGGCGACATCAGCGCGCCGTCTTCGTTACGTACTTCACCTTTTAACCGTGCTTCGCGATATTTTGTAAAGTCACCGGCGGTTAACTCAGAGGCGACGGGATCGCCGAGGCCATTGCAGATAATATTCAGTTTCGCCATTAGGCGCTTGGGGTCTGCGAGCGTCTGGCCGTAAAGGGAGTGCCACTGCTCAATCAATTCTGACAAACGCCGCCGATCTTCCTTTTCACCCAGCCACGGCTTTTTGTTCACTTCATCCATGGTGAAGTTTTCGAATGCTACAGCCTCGCCCTTTGTCGCAAATTGCTTGCGCACGCGCTTGCCGTCACGCCCGTTCGGGTAACACTCACACAACCATTTTCCGTTCGGCTGTTTTCTGATGGTCATGGTTAGATGCTCTTAATGACTTTTACTGCGCGGCCTACTACCTCAACATCATCTACGGCGCATTCAAAGGATGCTTCATCCTGATGAACCACAATTTTATTGCCAGGGATGCGAGCAATCTTAACCAAGCTTTTAACGCCGTCGATGTCTACCAGCCAATAACCATTGCTGATTTGTTTCACAGAGGTATCCACAACAAAGCTATCACTAGCTGTTTTTACAAAAAGTGAGTTGGACGATTCACCATCCAGCAGTCTGCTATCGAGAAGGATTTCATCACTCGGATGCAGTTCGCCGTTCTTCAGTTCAGCATGTTTGATACTGGGAGCCACGATTTTAGAAAGTGGTCTTACCGTGACGGAAGTTTCGTTTTTGAGATTCTTTTCTTCGTTCTCACTCGCATACATATCTCCCTGACCGGTAGCCAACCAAAGAAGGGAAATTCCTGTTTCAAGGGCGCATTGAATTACCCATTCGGCGGGGAAACTATCTCTTAAGTATCTGTTAGCCATAGTGCTTTTCGATACGTCCAGATGTTCGCAGAGCTGCTGACGTGAGCTGAAATTGTAGGCCTTAATAAGCCTGTTGATTGCATCACGCCCACCACTATCATTTCCCGCCTTGATTAAACTCATAATCAAACCCCTTGACGTATATAAAAAGTGATCCTAATATCCGCTCATGGTTTGAAAAGCAAAACCAAACCACATAAAACGAGATGAAACGAAAACAAACTAAGAGATACTGCACTATGAGCACAGATATTTCAATTCGTGTACCAAAAGAGATGGCTACGCCTGCGGAATTTGCTGAATGGGAAGGCATTTCACGCGGTTCTGTGTATCAAAAAATTCACCATGGCCAGCTTGCTAAATACATGGTTAAGAAAGAAAAAAATAAGGGTCGTGTAAGCCTGCGTTACTTGATGTACAAAACCGATCAGGTTCGTGAGTCCCTTGGTCATTCCAACTTCCGCGTTGTTGTTGGTCAGTAAGTTCAATTATGAGAACTTTCTAAGGGGCTCGCATGTTTGATTATAAGATTTCCAAACATCCACACTTTGAAGAGGCCTGCAGGGCTTTCGCGCTGCGTCACAACATGGCGAAGCTGGCAGAACGCGCGGGAATGAATGTCCAGACGCTGCGCAACAAGCTGAACCCGGAGCAACCGCATCAGCTCACACCGCCTGAAATCTGGCTGCTTACCGATATCACTGAGGACTCCACCCTGGTTGACGGCTTCCTGGCACAAATTCACTGCCTGCCATGCGTGCCGATGAACGAAGTGGCAAAAGAGAAGCTGCCGCACTACGTCATGAGCGCCACCGCTGAGATCGGGCGCGTTGCCGCCGGTGCCGTTACTGGTGATGTGAAAACAACCGCCGGGCGCCGTGATGTGATCAGCAGCATCAATTCAGCAACTCGTCTGATGGCACTGGCTGCCGTTTCCATGCAGGCCCGCCTGCAGGCCAACCCCGCAATGGCAAGCGCGGTGGACACCGTAACGGGCCTTGGCGCTTCGTTCGGCATCCTCTGAGGTGATTATGCTGACTGAAGAACCATCATTCGCATCGCTTTTAGTTAAACAAAGCCAAGGTATGCACTGCGGCCATGGCTGGATTATCGGGAAAGATGGCAAGTGCTGGCACCCGTCCCGCTCTCAGGATGAACTGCTTGCAGGGCTGACCACTACCAAACGGGGGAAAACATGGCTATTGAAGGCGCTGCGGCGACTGTTCCATTAAGCCCGGGCCAACGGATGGAAGGGCTGAACCGAATAGCGGAATTAAGGGCAAATGTGTTTGGTCTGAATATCGAGCCAGAGCTTGAAAGGTTTATTAAAGATATGCGCGACCGCCGCGATATAAACCATAAGCAAAATGTGCGCGCACTGGCAGCCATATTCTTTATGGCAAAAATTCCGGCAGAACGTCACGGCGTCAATATTAGTGATCTGACTACTGACGAAAAGCGGGAACTGGTTAAAGCAATGAATCATTTTCGTGCAGTGGTGAGCTTATTTCCCAAACGGCTAACCATGCCGAATTAACCCACAACAGAAATTAATGGCGTAAACCCGCCGGGCATTCTTTTGCCCAAATTCAGGAGAAAGAGAAATGCAGAAAGAATTACCAAAAATGGTTGTGCCAGAAAACGACCAGCTTATGGCGGTGATCGATATTGCCAAACGTGAGGAGCGCAAAGGCCGCGCACTCGCTGTTTCAATCCGCCTTGAGGCGCTGGCAACCCATATCACCAACAAAGGGTTAAACGGTATTGAAGCGGCTGAACTGCTGCGCCGCGAAGCAACCCGCTACGAAAACGAATTTCAGGAGCTGCACTAATGGCTGACTCTATGGACCTCGTACAGCAGCGCGTTGAAGAACAGCTGCAGCGCCACATTCACGCCGCCCGCAACAGAGCGCCGGGCGCTTCCCGTGTGCTTTGCATCGAATGCGATGCTCCGATCCCTCCAGCGCGCCGCCGTGCCATTCCGGGCGTGCAGTGCTGCGTAACATGCCAGGAAATCGTTGAGCTGAAAGGGAAGCATTACACCCGAGGCGCGGTGTGAGCTTCGGAGCCAGTCATTGATGCCTGAATTAATAAAAGACAAAGGCGGCCCGACTATGGCCGCTGCGACTTTCCCATGGAATGGCCCGAGAAAAGCACTAAATCCCTACATGGACCCGGCGGAAGTAGCGCCGGAGTCTGCGCTTTCAAACCTGATTTCTCTCTATGCTGCAGATAACGAGCAGGAGCAGCTGCGCCGCGAGGCCCTGAGTAATAAGGTCTGGGAACGCTATTTCTACAATGAATCCCGCGATCCTGTTCAGCGTGAAATGGAGCAGGACCAGCTGATAAGCCGCGCCAAAATGGCCCGCGAACAGCAGCAATTTAATCCCGATCTGGTTATCGTTGCTGACGTGAGCGCCCAGCCAGCGCATATCAGTAAGCCGCTGCTTGAGCGGATTAAATATTTCGAGGGCCTGGGCAAACCGAAGGCATATTCCCGCTATCTGCGTGAAACCATCAGGCCGTGCCTTGAACGCCTGGAGCGCGTGCGTACCAGCCAGATTTCTGCTTCATTCCGTTTCATGGCGAGCCATGACGGGCTGGAGGGCTTGCTGGTCCTGCCCGAAATGAACCAGGAGCAAGTTAAGCGGTTATCTACCCTGGTGGCGGCGCACATGAGCATGTGTCTGGATGCTGCCTGCGGTGAACTGTTTACGGATGAAAACGTTACGCCGGAAGAGATCCGCCGGTCATGGGAAAGGGTGGCCGCTGAGGCCATGCGCCTTGATGTTATCCCGCCTGCTTTCGAGCAGCTGCGCCGTAAAAAGAACCGCCGCAACCCGGTCCCGTATGAGCTTATTCCGGGTTCACTGGCCCGCATGCTTTGTGCGGACTGGTGGTATCGCAAGCTGTGGCAGATGCGGTGTGAATGGCGGGAGGAGCAGCTGCGTGCTGTTTGCCTGGTTAACAAAAAGGCGTCCCCGTATGTCAGCTATGAAGCTGTGATCCACAAACGCGAACAGCGCCGCAAATCACTGGAGTTTTTCCGCTCACATGAGCTGGTTAACGCCGAAGGTGACACGCTGGATATGGAAGAGGTGGTAAACGCCAGTAGCAGCAATCCGGCGCACCGGCGCAACGAAATGATGGCCTGTGTTAAGGGGCTGGAGCTTATCGCAGAAATGCGTGGTGAATGCGCCGTGTTCTATACCATCACCTGCCCGTCACGCTTTCACGCAACCCTCAATAACGGCAGGCCAAACCCGAAATGGACCAGTGCCACGGTCCGCCAGAGCAGCGATTACCTGGTGAATATGTTCGCCGCCTTCCGTAAGGCGATGCACAAAGCCGGGCTGCGCTGGTATGGCGTCCGCGTTGCTGAACCACACCATGACGGCACCGTGCACTGGCACCTGCTTTGCTTCATGCGCAAAAAAGACCGCAAATCCATCACCGCGCTGCTGCGTAAATTCGCCATTCGTGAGGATCGGGAGGAGCTGGGCACCAATACCGGGCCGCGATTCAAGTCTGAGCTTATCAACCCCCGCAAGGGTACGCCGACCAGTTATATCGCCAAATACATCAGCAAAAACATCGACGGTCGCGGGCTGGCGCAGGAAATCAGTAAAGAAACGGGCAGATCACTGCGAGATAACGCTGAGAACGTGAACGCCTGGGCTTCGCTGCACCGTGTCCAGCAATTCCGCTTCTTTGGTATCCCTGGCCGCCAGGCGTACCGCGAGCTGCGCCTTCTGGCTGGACAGGCTGCCAGAGTGCAGGGGGACAAGAAGGCAGGCGCGCCGGTACTGGAAAACCCGCGTCTGGATGCTGTGCTGGCCGCAGCTGATGCTGGCTGTTTTGCCACCTACATCATGAAGCAGGGCGGCGTCCTAGTTCCCCGTAAACATCACCTTGTCAGGACTGCCTACGAGCTCAACGAGGAGCCGAGCGCCTACGGCGATCATGGTGTTCGTATTTATGGCATCTGGTCCCCGATCATTGAGGGCCGGATCTGCACTCATGCAGTGAAGTGGAAAATGGTTCGTAAAGCCGTTGACCTTCAGGAGGCGACAGCCGACCAGGGCGCTTGCGCCCCTTGGACTCGTGGCAATAACTGTCCCCCTGTTGAAAATTTGAACCAGACAGGGGGGGAAGTACCGGATATTACGTCCATGGATGAAAAGGCGCTGCAGGACTACCTGCACGGAATGGGGAAAAGGGAGCGGCGGGAGTTGGTTGCCCGGCTCAGGCTAGTAAAACCGAAACGGAAAAAGGCTTACAAGCAGGAGGTTTCTGAGCAGCTGCGCCTGCAACTTGAGTATGAGCTTAGGTCCAGGGGTTTTGATGCCTGTGAATACGAGGTGAATTTGCTTTTACGTGGAGGCAGCCTTCCATCAGGTGGCGGGTTGCGCTTCTTTTATCAGAACGAGCGGCTGCGTGAGGATGACAGATGGAGGGAGTATTTTTAACGTCCCGAGAATATTTCCTTTTTGCGTCAGACCAGGGTTTTCTTATTGAAATCAAAAAGCGTTTTACATTTAGAAATCGGTATTATACTGTATGCATAAACAGTGTATATATATACAGTTATGTTGTGTGGTGGCCGTAAAAGGAGGGAAAATGCAAGATTATCTTTTGGAGTCATTGAAACTTCAGCGCATTGATTTTTTCTTAAAGCTGGTAGCAGCAAGCGATTGCAGCGACGAAGAAAAGCGTCTGGCTATCCAATGGGTTTCTGAACTTACTGATGAACTGATGGCGAAAATACGCAACCATGGATACAGCCGGACAGTGGACTTTAGTCAAAATACATCTGAAGACCTGGCTCTTTCAGCTTATGAGAGTTGTTCGTCTCAAACTTGAGGGAAGGATAACACTTGAATAAAAAAGGCCCGCAAATGCAGGCCTTTGTATTAGCCGGTCACGTCTTTAGCGACGGTTCAGGTAATCCATGATCGCGTTAACAATAACGATCATTGGTGGCACTATCTTCAACAACAAACTGACCATTGTTAGCCTCCTTGGGCTTCAGGGTTATCGGTCTTTCCAGTAATTCAGTAAGGTCATGATGATGACCGTCACTGGGTGCGCGAGCTTCAAGAACAGCAGCAACATTTGCATGCTTAATTCCTACGTCGTCCTTTAAGACGATGTTTTCTCGCGCCTGGCTGCAAACACCCTTGGGCTTGCCTTTACAGTTGTTGTGTCTGAGTCGCCAGACACATACGGCACGATTTTATGTTTGGGTGGAACTGAAGAATCACCAACAGCTCGGACAAATAATTCACTTTTAAATCAGTCGAAACCGTTCTGAGACGTTCCTAACCGTTCCCGTTCTCTTGAAGATTACGGTGCATTTGGTTAAGCTAGTTTTGAGTCGCCAGATACATACGGCACGGTAACAGAGCCGCAAACTCCGTTTCCGATTGAAAGGCCCGGTCTAATCAGCCGGGCTTTTTCATTTATTGCATCTGCTAACCCCAACGCAACATCTTGGGTTTGGAGCCCTTCCAAACGGCTACATCTTCTTTTCTGATTAGTATTCTAGAGCGCTTTCGTTTCCGCACAAGGGTTGATTTTGACGCTAAATTGAGGTTGTCAATAGATAAAAAAGGCTAAGGCCTCATGGCATAAGGCTTGAGCAGTATGTCAATAACTTATAAAAAAAAAGAAAATTGGATCGAATGTTGATTTCTTCAGCGCTGACGGGGCCTTAAGGCGTGTTTTCATTGCATGGAATGTTTATTTATTGAGCTGTTGAAAGTTAAATGGTGCTTTTTTTTTATCCACAGCGTATTCACCGATCAAAGTTAATCAATGGTTAGTAACAGGTTATCCACAGATATGTAAATTTCAGACCATTTCCAATCCTCCTAAACACGCTCGGTTCAACTGGACCCACTTACTGTGAACATTCCGCTTTTCTAGTTTTTCTACATTCTTTTGCTTGCAAATATCTATTAGTGCATGGCTATGCCGCATGAGAACGCATGATCATTTGAGTAGTGTTGTTGCTGAGGCCTGCCAGAAATGACGGGCTTATGCTTATGTCATGCAGGTGCATGAAAACCATTACGTAAAGTGGGCAGGCGTGGCGGGGCTACGAGCGCGCTTTTTCGAAAATCGATGCGACAGTCTGAGGCTTGTCTCTTTTTTGTGCCAAATGGCTTGCAAATTTTTCGTGCATTAGGGTAATTTGACAAGAATCGAAGGATTAAAAAGCAAGGGCAGTTATGCTCTTTGTGAGATTAGGTGCAGGATATGACAGGTAGTGTCCCAGTAGTACTTTCTGAATCAGAGTTAAAGTCCATTTTGACCTTGACGGAACGTTTTGCATGGCCCGTTGCAAGACCAATCATCGCTTCTTTAGGATTGCCAACAGGTAAAGGACGTGAAGCGACAAACGAAAAAATTTTAGAAAGTCTCATTGATATTAAAGGCAAAGATAGACATAAGTTTGATGACATAATTGCAACCATAAATGACCTCGTTTTTGGTCAAGTGGTTTATGGTGAAAAAGCACTCTTTAGCCTTGCTGTTGATAATGCTGTAATTAAAAGCTTAGATCAGAAATTTAGCTTCCATTGGAATTTGATAAACCAACCTGCATCGTTGGTAGATACTATTCTTGATGATACTCAGTTACAAAGTACGGTGAAAAATAAGCCTGAGCTTGTAAATTATTCTGTTCAAAAAAATCAGTCAATAGTGGTTTTCTCATCAGTAAGAGAATTAGTTGTAAGAGAAAAAATCCCACCTTCTGCTTTGGCTCAGTATAAACAATTCGATGAAATTATTGCCAAGCGAAAAGAAAAACGTCAATGTTTTGATGTTTGTATATTAGACTCTCAATATAATAAGATTCATGTCTTAATTGATACTAATGGTAATATTGTTGGTGATAATGTTACTTTTGCAAAAAGTAATATCATACGAGAGTTGTATAATGAGATTGGTTATGAATTTAAATCTACCGAAAAAGATTTTTATCCTTTAATTGAGCCAATTTTTAAACAAACCACATTACCGTATTCACAATTATCTTATAAGGTTTTTGATCTTTCATTTTTAACATATGAAGGCACTACACATAAGGAAAAGAAAAACGTAGCAACTAAAGATTTACGTGATGATTTATTCAATAAAGAAGGTATCAAAGCGGTAGGTAGTATTGGCCTCTATCGTATTGGGATTAGAGTCGAAAGAAATAACCCTAAACTACAATTAGCGGATAATGTGGAACTTATCATACCGGGAACGTTACGCAGACATTTAGGAGGAAGTGGGTGTTCTCCTGTAAATTATGCTATATTGAGTAAATGTATTTCTAAAGGTGATTTCGAAACTCTAACAAAGCTGATATTATGAGTGGAGTCAGCAATGAAGGATGGTGATATGCCCAACGTCATCAAGGAAATGTGTGCAGAGCGCCCTGAAATAGGGGCGTTAGCTTGCTATTTGTATGATGAAATCGGTGCGCGAGCAAAGAGATCACCTAATATAGCTTTAAGTTATAAAGATTTGATTAATATGGTAAACGATTATAAGGGCTCTCTGCATCTTGAGAGCTCCGAGAAAATCATCTACCCCGCCATTCAGATACTCTGTAGCCCTAAAGTGGATTTTTTGCAACTTAACTATTGGTTCATAGATGATTATCATGATCCAGTAGAACTTGAAGTTGAAGAAGTGATTGAAGCCGAAATTAATCAATCATTAGTTAATCCCTTTACAGGCGAGCTGATGGAAGATTATAAATCTTTTGTGTTTCCTTTTTTTACGTTAGATATATCTAAATCTAAGGATATAATCTGATGGAACAAATGCCTGCGCCAATGAGCTTGGCTGAAATAGATAATGATATTTTTTTACGGCGTATAAACGCGTCATTAACGCGAGTGAAATTTGCACTCCAATCATATGATAATTTTAAGCAGTTTGTCAGGATAGAGCTTGATTCCGCTGTTAAGGAAATTGAAGAGAACGCTAATAAAATCAACTTCAATTTAACGGAAGATCAGTTAACTTTAATTTTGTTGGCTAATATAAAAAACAAAGATATGGGTGTTGAAGCATATCATGAGAATAACCAGCGAGGTCATTGTGATATTACAATTAAATTAAACCACTTTATTTGGCATGGGGAGGCTAAAAAACATTCTTCATCTTATAGCTATTTGTTTAAAGGTTATTCACAGCTTACTGAGCGATATAGCACAGGGACCGTGGATAGTGCAAGCGGTGGATTGATTATCTATACGCAAAATAGAAAATGTAATGAGATGATGACCAAGTGGAAAACTCACTTGAATAAATCAGCGCCTAAAATACACGCATGTAAAACAATAACGATTACTCCATGTCAAAAAAACCCGTTGGTTTTTTACAGTCAGCATATTCATACTGTTAGTCAATTGAATTATGAAGTTATTCATTATCCCGTAAATCTTTACCATAATCCTGTAGATCCAGAGCTTTGAATATTTAATTGCAAATTTATTTAATAAAATAAAGCCTGTATACACAGGCTTTGATATTAAATGCCTAAGTTATAAGCTTCAAATTGGATAATATCTTCGTCAATCCACTCATTAATCTCCAATAGTCTTTTTTGAAGTGGTATCAACTCATTGCGGACAAAAACTCGGCTAGCCTTTTCCACATCACCAAACCCGCCGGTATTCATCGGAATGATCCCCATCAGTTGAGGCGGCACGCGGTGAGCGGCCAGCATGTCATCACGGCTCACATTCTTGATGTTAAGAAACTCATCTTTCGCGGCGACTTCTGACAGCGGAATGATCTGAATGCCGTCCTTCTTCCCGTTCGGGCTGTACATAAACAGGTTGCGGAAGTTGCCAGGCCCTTTCGATTTTTTCAGTGCTTCGCGTATGCTGTCCACTTCATTCTGATTGGCTGCGGGGTCGCTCATGTACATGATAAAACCAGCATGGCTACCATTTTGATAATACTTTCGGCGAAACAACGTGGCTGATTCATTCAGCAGGGCGGATGGAATGGCGGAGAGGTATTCCGGCATCCCGTAAAGCTCTTGGTTAACGTCCGGTTCCATCAGGTGAAACACGCTCCCCTCATCGAACTGATAGGGCTGCGAATTGTAGCCATACTGCGCAAACCAGTATGTGTCCGGTTCAATGCCGCGACGGGTGTATTTGGCAAGCGAGGCGCGCAGCTCCATGATCTGCCCTAAGCGGTTCATGCGTTTTTCAAGGTAGGCATTGCCGAATACCAGAAAGTCCTGGGCGAACCGGGAAAAGGCCTGCTTTGACAGCAACCGGTGTGGGATGTAGGTACTGGTAAGAATATTGCGTTTAACCTGTATGGCGCTTGAATGATGAACCGCTGACCGGTAGGTTCGCGCCAGACCATCCATGCTGATTGGCGGTTCATACCAGCGGTCCAGCTCTACACACTCCAGGTAATCAAATAACTCCCGTCGGTCCATTACGGGGATCGGATCGCCAAACGTAAACGCCTCCGCATGTGCATTACTGACCATGTTGGCCGTATCGGTGGCGGTCTGGCCGCGCGGTGCCTTGCTGCGGTTTTTGCGGTTAGCCATTAAAAAATCTCCACGATGTTGCTGGTACTGGCGGAAGCTCCTGCCAGTGGTTCGTTATAAAGTGCGTGCATGGTTGCCCAGGCTAAATCCGCGTGGCTGGCTTCCTCTGTGCGGGCTGCTTCGTAGGTTGGCCGGTTGCCGCTGGCGGTGGTTGAACGGCGAATGGACATAAAGGACTGCGCGATATCCAGCATCCCCGCGTCAAACTCCAGACGGCGCCCGCTGATAATGTCGTAGGCTTTAAGCACCAGGGCATTTTTTACGGTCGGGTTGTAGACAAACTCACGCGCGGCAGGGAAAAACTGCTTAACCGTTTTGTAAACGCCATCGCCAACGCCGGTCGAGTCAATGCCTATGTAGGTCACGTTGTAGCGTCTGGTGATTTCCTCAATCGCTGAGGCCTGAGCGCGAAAGTCCATCCCGCGCCACTGGTGACGCTCAAGTATGCGGAATTTACCGCCGGGGACGACGGGAGGTGCAATGACAACGCAACCGGCGCTGTCACCGTTCTGCGTTCCTTTTGCCGGGTCATAGCCGATCCAGACCGGGTGGTATGCAAACGGACGCAGTAAAAGCGGTTCGAAATCGTCCCACACATCCCAGCTGTCAACCATGCAGGACTGCAGCAACGCCAGCGGGAACACGGACGCCAGGTCGTCAACAAACTGACACATCAGCAGGTTGTTGTATTCGTCCGGGCTGTACTCCAGACGCAGCTGGTCCAGGTCGAAAAGGTTACACCCGCCGTTTACTGCATCTTCGATGGTGACTATCTGGCGGTACTGGCCGTCAGGACATAAAACGCCGTGCGCCAGGCTACTGTGAGAAAGGTCAAATTCTACCCTGTCGGCTTTCGGGCGCCCTTTATTGAACAGGGCGCCAGACCAGAACGGGTAGGCGCTGTGCGTCAGGCTGGAAGGTGTTGAGAAATAGGTCTGACGCCATTTTTTGTGCAGCGCCATACCGGAGGCCACCTTGCGCAGCTCCTGGAATTTCGGTATCCAGAAATATTCATCAAGATACAGATTGCCGTGGTAGCTCTGCGCGGTACGGGCATTTGTACCGAGGAAGTAAAGACAGGCGCCGTTAGGCAGTACCATCGGATCGCCTTTCAGCTCAACGTCCACCTCTTTTGCGAAGTCGATGATGTACTGTTTAAAAACGTGCGCCTGCGCTTTACTCGCTGACAGAAAGATTTGATTTCGCCCCGTGGTCAGGGCGTCTATCAACGCTTCACGGGCGAAATAGTAGGTTGCACCGATCTGGCGTGACTTTAAGAGGTTGCGGATACGGTGTTTGATACCAGCGTCCCACCAGTGGCGCTGGTACTCGAACATACCGGCGCGGAAAATCTCTTCCAGCTTTTCGATCTGTTCGTCGGTAAACAGGTTTTTTTCCGGCGGTTTGCGCGGGCCTTTATTGCGGTTGGCCACGTTGGGGTTCAGGTCTGCTTCATTCCCGCCATTGTTAAATTTGCCGATCCTGGCCTGTCGTTCGGACTGACGCGCCAGCAGGTCAATTTCTTTAAAATCCTTTCCTTCCTTCTGCTCCTTCATGACGAGCTGGCAGTAACGTGCGGCGGTGGTGAGCTGCATCTGATCCAGTGGGCCATATTCGCCCCACTTATCGCGTTTTTTCCAGCTGTGAACGGTTGCAACTTTCTCGCCCAGCATTTCAGCAATGCGGGCTACGCGGTATCCCTGAAAGTACATCAGCATTGCCTGACGACGGGGATCGAGGTCTGCGGGGGTCAGTGTTGTCATGGCACAAACATACGGCCTCAAATCAGCACTTTCCCCGGCTTCGCATTGTGTGGGAGTTCGCACAAGCCCAACGCGTTGTTTACACGCGCCTATCACCGCAAACATAAGGCTCTGAACGTGTTACGAACTAACTAACCGGAGCCGGACCAATGGCAAAAAAATCTAAGCGTTTTCGTATTGGGGTCGAAGGGGCCACCACTGACGGGCGCGTTATTGAACGTGACTGGATCACCCAGATGGCGGCGAGCTATAACCCGCAGGTATACACCGCGCTGATCAATATGGAACACATCAAGGGTTTTACCCCTGATGGGCCTTTCCGTCGTTTTGGCATGGTGGAAAAACTGGAAGCGGAAGAAATCACCGAAGGGGCTTTGTCCGGGAAGATGGCGCTGTATGGCTGGATTGCCCCGACGGACGATCTGGTCACCATGACCGGTAAATGGCAGAAGCTTTTCACCTCAATGGAAGTTAACACCAGCTTTGCCGATACCGGCTCCGCTTATCTGGTTGGTCTGGCGGTTACTGACGATCCGGCAAGCCTCGGCACTGAAATGCTGCAGTTCAGCGCCAGCGCAGAACATAACCCCCTGGCGCGCCGCAAGCTGGACAAAGACAACCTGTTTACCGCTGCTCTTGAAACGCTGATCGAGTTTGAGGACGTGCCGGAAAAAACCAGCCTGTTTACCCGCGTGAAAGAGCTGCTGTCCCGCAAAGGCGCCGATGATAACGCCCGCTTTGCTGATGTGAATCAGGCTGTTGAAGCCATCGCGCGTGAGCATCAGACGCTGGCGGAGCAGGTCAGCACCCATCAGACCGATTTCAGTAACAAGCTGAGCGATATGCAAAAGGTTGTTGATGAGACAACCAGCGCACTCTCCACCCTGCGTGAGCAGCTTTCCACTCAGGACAGCCGCAGCGAACGCCGCCCTAATGCGACCGGCAATAACGGCGCAGAACAAACCACCGATTGCTGACGGAGCAAAAGCACAATGAAAAAAGAGACTCGCTTTAAATTTAACGGCTATCTGACGCAGCTCGCCAAACTCAACGGCGTATCTGTGAGCGATATCGCCTCGAAATATACGGCTGAGCCGTCAGTGGCGCAGACGCTGGAAACCAAAATACAGGAGTCTTCCTCGTTCCTGCAGAAAATCAACATTGTCCCGGTTGATGAGCAGTCCGGCGAGCGTCTGGGGCTGGGTATTGGTTCCAGTATTGCCGGAAATACTGATACCACCCAGAAAGACCGTGAACCCGTTGATCCGACTTACATCGACGGTGAAGGGTACAAGTGTACCCAGACCAACTCTGATACGGCGCTGCCCTATGCGAAGCTGGATTTATGGGCCAAATTCCAGGACTTCCAGACGCGCATCCGTGACGCCATCATTACCCGCCAGGCGCTTGACCGCATCATGATTGGCTTCAACGGCGTGAAGCGTGAGAAAACGTCAGACCGCGCGACCTATCCACTGCTGCAGGATGTGAATATCGGCTGGCTGGAAAAAATCCGCCAGGAGAAACCCGTTCAGGTGATGGATAAGATCGTGTCCGAGGGCGAGGTGATTTCTCAGACTATCCGTGTCGGTAAAGGCGGTGATTTCCTGAATCTGGACGCGCTTGTTATGGGTGCAGTGAATGAGAAAATCGCGCCGTGGTATCAGGAAGATACGGAGCTTGTGGTTATCGTCGGGCGCCAGTTACTGGCGGATAAATATTTCCCGATTGTCAACCGTGACCAGCCAAACAGCGAAACGCTGGCGGCAGATCTTATCGTCAGCCAGAAGCGTATCGGCAACCTCCCGGCCGTTCGCGCGCCGTTCTTCCCGGCGAATGCCATGCTGATCACCCGCCTGGATAACCTGTCTATTTACTGGCAATCAGGCTCCCGCCGCCGTTCGGTCATCGACAATCCGAAGCGTGACCGCGTGGAGAACTTCGAGTCCGTTAACGAGGCGTATGTTGTCGAAGATTACGACGGCGTTTGCCTGGTTGAGAACATCGAACTGTTGCCCGTGCAGGCAGGTGGCAATGCCAGCCCAGCGCTGACAACTGAAACCATCCAGGAAATCGTCACGGCAGCGGTGAAAGGCGCGCTTGATGCGCAGGCAGCTGGCGGTGCTGGCGCCGGAGCGTGATAAATGAATCCGTTCCGTGCTCACACTCAGTATGTACAGGCACAGGATGCCGCCCGGCAGGGCGGCAGTAATGCCAGCCTGACGGGCTACAATCAGATGCTGTTACAGCTGACAGAACACCGCAGGCGCCTTAAAACCGTCCAGTCAAATGAGCGCAAGGCTCAGCTCAAACGTGAGTTTCTTCCCGCTTATGCCTCATGGATTGCCGGTTTACTGGATGCTGACGCGTCAGGCCAGGACGACGTGGCGATGTACGTCATGATCTGGCGCATTGATGCCGGAGACTATACCGGCGCGCTGGACATTGCCCGCCATGCCATTAAACACGGCTGGGTCCTGCCGCAGCGATTCAACCGGACCTGCGGGACCGCTGTTGCCGAAGAGTTTGCCGACGCGGCAATGCGCGCTTTTTCTGCCGGTGAATCATTCAGTGCCGCCATTCTTACCCACGTGCTCGATATCGTTGAAGGTCAGGATATGCCGGATCAGTCCCGCGCCCGACTTCATAAGGCGATGGGCTACGCGCTGCGGGATAACGATCAGGCAGTGGCGGCACTTAACCATCTGAAGCGTGCCCTGCAGCTGGATAACAGTTCTGGAGTCAAAACCGAAATCAATAAGCTTGAAAGCCGATTGCGACAGGCAATGTCGGCTTAACGAATCGTGCCAACGCGCGGGGCGGCACGGGGTGGCGACAGGCTTTATGCCGCGTCAAAAACCCCGTCCACCGCCCAACTATTTGGGAGTGCCAGAAATATGCAATTCGTTTCGCCGGAACAGGCCGGGGAAAGTACCCAGGACGTTATTAAAAACACCAGTTTCTGGCCTGATGTCAGGGTTTCAGAGTTCCGCCGTGATATGCGCATGGATGGGAGTGTCACCGATCCACGCCTGCGTCTGGCGTTGCTGACAGCGATTGCTGAAGTTAACGCCGATCTTTATGAGTTCCGCGAGAAACAACGGGCGCAGGGGTATGCGAGCCTGGCCGACGTCCCTGCTGATGTGATCGACGGCGAAAGCCAGCGGCTCATGCTGTATCGCCGTGCGGTGTTTTGCTGGGCAAAAGCAAACCTGGTTGAGCGCTATCGCGATTTTGACGCAACCGGCGACGGAAGCAAGAAAGCTGAAGATATCGAAACAACCTTAGGCGAGCTGTGGCGCGATGTGCGCTGGGCGGAGTCCCGCCTGCGCGATATGCCGCATATGACGGTGGAGCTGATTTGATGAAAGTGCGTGCGCATCAGTATGACACGGTGGACGCACTCTGCTGGCGCCATTACGGGCGCACGCAGGGAGTCACTGAACAGGTGCTGCAGGCGAATCCGGGGCTGGCTGAATATGGCCCCTTTTTACCGCACGGGCTGCAGGTGGAGCTGCCGGACATTACGGCGTCAACCACTGCGCAGACTGTCCAGTTATGGGACTGAACTATGACGCTTGAACGAATCAGCGCCTTTATCACTTACTGCGTTGCCCTGCTTCTGGCATGGCTCGGCGATTTGTCTCTTAAAGATGTATCCACCATCACCGGTCTTGCGCTGGGGATTATTACTGCAGCGGTGACCTGTTATTTACGCTGGAAAGCCTACCAGCTGCTGCGGGACGGCAGAATATCCAGGGGGGAATATGAGTCCTTCAATCGTTAAGCGTTGCCTGGTCGGCGCGGTGCTGGCGATTGCCGCCACGCTGCCGGGTTTTCAGTCGCTTCATACCTCCGTCGAGGGGCTGAAACTGATTGCTGATTTCGAAGGGTGCCGCCTGCAGCCATACCAGTGTAGCGCCGGGGTCTGGACTGATGGGATCGGCAATACGTCCGGGGTAGCGCCGGGCAAAACCATAACGGAGCGACAGGCAGCGCAGGGGCTGATTAATAACGTGTTGCTGACGGAAAAAAGGATTGAAGCCTGCCTGCAAGTTAAGCCACCTCAGCATGTTTACGATGCCCTGATCAGTATCGGCTTTAATGTCGGAACGGGGGCAATCTGCCGGTCAACAATGGTTTCTTACATCAATCGCCAGCAATGGTGGCAGGCGTGCTACCAGCTCCCGCGCTGGGTTTATGTAAATGGTCAATGGAATAAAGGGCTGGAAAACCGGCGCGCCCGTGAGCTTGCCTGGTGTCTTAAAGGGGCAGGGGCATGACGCGCGCGCTGGCGGTGATTCTGGCTCTGGTACTGGCACTGCTAGGCTGGCAGTCATGGCGGCTTAATAATGCCGGTCACACCATCGGGACGCAGGCTGAGGCGCTTAAAAAGAGCAAGCAGGAGCTGGCGAAGAAAAACAGCCAGCTCATCAGCCTGTCCATTCTTACCGAAACCAACAGTCGGGCGCAGATGCAACTTTATGCTGCAGCGGAAGAGACTTCCGCGCTGTTGCGGAGTCGCCAGCGACGGATCGAGGAGCTAAAACGTGAAAACGAGGATTTACGCCGCTGGGCTGACACTCCTTTGCCTGCTGACATTATCCGGCTGCGGGACCGCCCGGCCCTCGCCGGAGGTGCAGCTTACCGTGAGTGGTTGTCCAAAAGTGACGCAGTGCCGCCTGGACAGGTCAGCGCCGCGCAGTAATGGGGATCTGAATCAGGTGCTGGATGAGACTGAGGCCGCCTGGGCGGCATGTGCCGACAAAGTGGACACGGTCATTGCGTGTCAGGAGCGAGACAGTGAACAAGCCGCAGTCCTTACGCAACGCCCTGAATAAATCGGTAGCGTATGTCCGTGACAACCCGGACAAACTGCACCTTTTTGTTGATAACGGTTCGCTGGTTGCAACCGGCGCCCGTTCAATGTCATGGGAATATCGCTACACCCTGAACGTGGTGATTGAAGACTTTAGCGGCAACCAGAATTTAGTGATGGCGCCCGTATTGCTCTGGTTAATGACCAATCAACCGGACGCTATCAACAACCCGGAGCTGCGCGAAAAACTTTTTACCTTTGACGTCGATATCCTGAGCAACGATCTGTGTGATATCAGCCTCAATCTGCAGCTCACGGAGCGCGTGATTGTCAGCACAGACGGCACCGTATCGAGCGTTGAAGCGGTGCCGGAACCCGACGTACCCGAAGAAATGTGGACGGTGAAACGTGGATGACCTGCAGAGGGTGGATGACTGGCTAAAGGCCCTGCTGGCGAATCTGGAACCGGCAGCCCGCAACCGTATGATGCGACAACTGGCGCAGGAGCTGCGCCGGTCGCAACAGCAAAACATCAGGCTGCAGCGCAATCCAGACGGCACCGCCTTTGAGCCGCGCCGGGTGACGGCCAGAAGTAAAAAGGGACGCATTAAGCGCCAGATGTTCGCCAAATTGCGCACTACTAAATACCTGAAGACTGCAGCCACTGCGGACTCTGCCAGCGTGCAGTTTGACGGCTCAGTGCAACGTATTGCCCGTGTTCACCATTACGGCCTACGTGATCGCGTCAGCCGCAAAGGACCGCTAGTACGCTATTCTGAGAGACGGCTTTTAGGGATAAACAATGAAGGAATTAACATTATTAAAGAAATATTATTTAGAGAGGTATCAAATTGATATTGTTAGGCTAGTAAAAATTAGAGTGGCATAATCGCCACTCTAATTTATAGATTTAAATTTCCGACTTGGTTTCAAGGTTTCTCAATGTGTTAGGGATCAATGTTTCGCTGAATCCAGAAAGAGCACAAATCACATAAATTGAAAATGAGATGTCGCTGCTGTTATTCATAAATCCGAAGATTATATTACCCTTTAGCATGAAGTATACAAGTACACCAGCCATCATTGAAAGAAGTATCCTTTCCGCGCCATAAAAGAAATAGGTTTTCTTTTTAAGTTCTCTGTCTGTATGAAGGCTTTTTATTTTAAGAGATACCGAGATGAATCCTCCAACAGAAGCAAAGGATGCTGCATAAAGAACCACTGGAATAAAGTGGTTATTTTTTATGAAATTGGTATCTCTAGTTAAATATACTATTAATGCAACTGCGATGAATAACAGAGCTAGCGATATTGCTCCTGATTGATATAAGTTCCTTCCGAGCATTGTGTTTTCATAGTCAATTTTTATATCTTTATTTATCTCGGTAAAATTATTTTTGTTTAAGTTGTTTTTCCCAAGGATCGTTGCTGACATGACGGTTGCTGCTCTTTTTTTATAAATTGAAGAGCAGTTGTATTTGTAACAGTGTGCAATGAATTCATCAAAATGCTCTTTAGATGCATGATATCTATCAATCTTAGTATCATCTTCCTCAATGATCGAGTCTATATACACGAGCATTGACTCATGAGGTGGAAGGTTCGCTACTTCATAAATGACATATTCATCGCCGCGTGAGTAAATTTTACTTATGGTGTTTCCACCTAAATCTGTTCCACCAACAATATACTTTCCAATCCTTTCTTGCTGTTTCTTTTTGTATGCGTCTCTCTCCTCCTTTGTTGGGGGAGGATTAATGGAATCATTCATTGCATCCATAGGAACAATATTATCTTGCTCAACTGCTTCTGGGGTATTGGAGTTAGTTGTCATTTTTTGTGTAGTTAATGCCACAAGGAAGGTGGATATAAATATACAAATAGTACAAATAAAATCAACTTATGAATTCACAACTGACAGAAATCATGCGCCTTATCACCAACCTGATCCGCACTGGCACCGTAACCGAAGTGGACCGGGAAAAGTGGCTGTGCCGGGTGAAAGTGGGCGAGCTTGAAACCAACTGGATAAACTGGCTGACACTGCGCGCAGGCGGTGCCCGTACATGGTGGTGCCCGTCGCCGGATGAGCAGGTGGTGGTGCTGAGTATGGGCGGCAATCTGGAAACCGCTTTTGCCTTACCTGCGATCTATTCCAACCAGTTCGCGCCGCCGTCGGACTCTGTAGACGGGTGCGTAACGGAATACCCGGACGGTGGCTGGTTTGAATATGAACCCGCGACCGGCCGCTGGCATGTGCGGGGTATTAAATCCATGGTGATCGAGGCTGCAGATAACATAACCCTGAAAACGGGGGAATTTGTGGTGGAAGCAAGCAACACGCGCATAAACAGCGAGGTGGTGATCAATGGTGGCGTCACCCAGGGCGGCGGCGCCATGAGTTCTAACGGGATCGTAGTCGATAAACACGGTCATACCGGCGTTAAGTCCGGCGGCGATACATCAGGAGGCCCGGTATGACGCTGTATATCGGAATGAGTCAGGGCAACGGCAAGACCATTACCGACACGGACCACCTGCGCCAGTCGGTTCGGGATATTCTGCTGACCCCACAGGGGAGCCGCATTGCCCGCCGGGAATACGGCTCGCTTCTGTCTGAACTGATAGACCAGCCGCAGAACCCGGCGCTGCGCCTGCAGATAATGTCTGCAGTCTATGTGGCTCTGAGTCGCTGGGAGCCGCGGCTTACCCTGGATTCCATCACCATAAACAGCAGTTTTGATGGTTCGATGGTGGTTGAGCTTACCGGGCAGCGTGATAACGGCGCGCCGGTTTCACTTTCGGTATCAACAGGAGCAGACAATGGCAGTCATTGACCTTTCCCAGCTGCCCGCCCCGCAAATAGTGGATGTGCCGGATTTTGAAATGCTGTTAAACGAACGGAAAGCCGCGTTTATGGCCCTTTATCCGGCAGACGAGCAGGACGCGGTAAGGCGCACGCTTGAGCTGGAGTCTGAACCCGTGACCAAGCTCCTGCAGGAAAATGCGTATCGTGAAATCCTCCTGCGCCAGCGCATTAACGAGGCGGCGCAGGCGGTCATGGTGGCTTATGCCATTGGCGGCGATCTCGATCAGATGGCGGCCAACTACAACGTGAAGCGGCTGACGGTTACACCTGCGGATAACGACGCGGTGCCGCCGGTCGCAGCGGTAATGGAAAGTGATGAGGCGCTGCGCCTGCGTGTTCCTGCTGCATTTGAGGGGCTGTCCGTGGCGGGGCCGACGGCTGCCTATGAGTTTCACGCTAAAAGCGCTGACGGGCGAGTGGCTGACGCCAGCGCAACCAGCCCGGCACCGGCGGAGGTGGTGCTTACCGTGCTGAGCCGTGAGGGCGACGGAACGGCAGCGGCGGATCTGCTGGCAGTGGTTGAACAGGCGCTTAACAGTGAGAACGTGCGGCCGGTTGCTGACCGTCTGACGGTGCGCAGCGCTGAAATTATTCCGTACAGCGTGGATGCGACGATCTTTCTTTACCCTGGGCCAGAAGCTGAGCCGGTGATGGAGGCGGCAAAAGCCAGCCTGCAGAAATATATCGCCAGCCAGACGAGGCTGGGGCGTGATATTCGCCGCAGTGCTATTTATGCCGCGCTGCATGTTGAAGGTGTGCAGCGTGTTGAACTGGCCTCGCCGCTTGCTGATGTGGTGCTGGATAAGACACAAGCCGCTTCATGTACGGAATGGAGCGTAACCAACGGGGGAACGGATGAATAGTCTGCTTCCTCCTGGTTCATCGGCGCTTGAGCGCCGACTTGCCCAGACCTGCAGCGGAATTTCCGATCTGCAGGTGCCGCTGCGGGATTTATGGAACCCGGCAACATGCCCGGTCAAGTTTCTGCCGTATCTGGCGTGGGCCTTTTCGGTTGATCGCTGGGATGAAGGATGGGCGGAGAGTGTGAAGCGCCGCGTGGTGCAGGATGCGTTCTATATCCATCAGCACAAGGGCACAACCAGCGCGGTGCGGCGTGTGGTGGAGCCGTTCGGCTTTCTGATCCGCATCATTGAATGGTGGCAGACCGGCGAGGCGCCAGGCACGTTTCGCCTGGATATTGGGGTGCAGGACCAGGGCATAACAGAGGAAACCTATCTGGAGCTGGAGCGCCTGATTGGTGATGCCAAACCCTGCAGTCGGCATCTGATCGGCATGTCCATAAACCTGCAGACGAGCGGACCATATTTTGTTGGGGCTGCCACTTATACCGGCGAAGAAATCACGATTTACCCGTATATCAACGAAACCATCATTTCCGGTGGCACTGCCTACGAGGGCGGCGCCGTCCATGTTATTGACACAATGAGAGTGAACCCATGAGCGCAAAATTTTATACCCTGCTGACGGATATTGGCGCGGCGAAACTGGCAAGCGCTGCCGCGCTCGGTGTGCCGCTGAAAATTACCCAGATGGCGGTGGGGGATGGCGGCGGCGTGCTTCCAACTCCCAGCGCACAACAGACGAAGCTGGTTTCCGAAAAGCGGCGCGCTGACCTGAACATGCTTTACATCGATCCGCAGAACAGCAGCCAGATTATTGCTGAGCAGGTGATTCCTGAAACTGAGGGCGGTTGGTGGATTCGTGAGGTTGGGCTGTTTGATGAAACGGGCGCGCTGATCGCAGTGGGTAACTGCCCGGAGAGCTACAAGCCGCAGCTGGCAGAGGGAAGCGGCCGCACGCAGACAGTGCGCATGGTACTGATTACCAGCAGCACCGATAACATTACGCTGAAAATTGACCCGTCCGTAGTGCTGGCTACCCGAAAATATGTGGATGACAAGGTGCTGGAACTGAAGGTGTATGTAGATGAGCTGATGGCGGCGCATCTTGCAGCAGCTGATCCGCATACGCAATATGCGACAAAAGCCAGCCCGACGTTTACCGGCACCCCGAAAGCCCCGACTGCAGCTGCAGGTAACAATACCACTCAGCTTGCCACAACTGCGTTTGTGCAGGCGGCTCTGATCGCCCTGGTGAATGGTGCCCCGACGACACTGGACACGCTGAAAGAAATTGCTGCGGCTATCAACAACGATCCTAATTTCAGCACCACCATTAATAACGCGCTTGCGCTCAAAGCCCCACTGGCAAGCCCGGCCCTGACCGGAACACCGACGGCGCCCACGGCTGCGCAGACTGTCAACAATACGCAAATTGCTACTACTGCTTTCGTAAAATCAGCTCTGGCTGCGCTTGTTGGCTCATCACCTGCGGCGCTTGATACCCTGAACGAGCTGGCGGCGGCGTTAGGAAACGATCCTAACTTTGCAACTACCATGACAAATGCGCTGGCAGGCAAACAGCCTCTTGATAACACGCTGACAACGTTGTCTGGAAAAACAGCGGATGGGATTATCGAATACCTTCGTTTG